ATTCATACGCTTCGGTGATAATGCTTATGCCACGTTGCTGCCTACTGGTGGCGTTGGCTTCAACCGGCAAAATGGCACGCTAGTGGTGAATGTCTTCACACCCATCGGCGCTGGTACAGCCGCTAACTTCACGATTGCCGAACGCGTCAAGGATCTATTTGATCGCGCTAAATTCTCCAGCATCATATTTGATCCAGCATCTGGCCCAGCGCAGGTAACACCATCCGCACCGGAGCCGTACTATCAAACGCAGCTTGCGGCAACGTTTGAGGCGTATGTAGACTGAACGCAGCCACTACCGTTCACAACAATGGCCACCACTGTCTTGTCCGGTACGTCCGGCGCTCTCTACTACAAACCTGCTGGCACCACCGGCACCTTCCCTGAAGCTGGTATTGCTGTCGCCACTGATGTGATCACCATTCAGCCATACCTGAACTTGAAGGTTGGTGATCCGGTTGTGTTCTCGGTTGTTAATAGCCAAACCAACGGCGCTGGTACTGGCACCTTGCCCGCTGGCATCGATGCTGCTACCACCTACTATGTGCTCACCTACACTGCGGCCACTGGTGCGTTGACCGTATCGGCAACCCTCGGCGGCAGCATCCTGACCATTACGGACGATGGCACTGCCGTAGCGCCTAATGAGTTCCAAGTTGAATACGCCGCCTACGCCGCTGTCGGCCAGGTGCAATCATGGTCATTTGAGATCAGCCGCGCTGAGATCGACGTAACCACCATCGGGCAAACTGCTGGTCAGTATGCGCCATTTCGCGCTTACATCCCTGGTTTTGCTGATGGTACCGGCACTGCTACGGTCTACGTCACCAATGAGGATGCTGCGCTATCCAACCGGATGGTGGAAGATGTACTTCAGCGCCAGCAAGTAGGCTGCGGCTTCAAGCTGTACACCGACAAGCAAGGCACTGAAGCACTCAGCCGCAGCATCGCAATGGATGCGGTGCTTCTTAGTGCTAGCCTTAACATCAACCCAGATGATGCTCAGCAGGTAGAAATTACCTTTAGGCCATCTGGTGCTCCTACGTTTGACTTCAGCACAACTGTATGACAGCTTTAGCACGCCTTAAGAAAGCAGCTAATCTCACACCCGTAAAGCGTGCCGTTACCTTAGGTGATGGCACTGTCTTTGAGATGTGGGCATCACCGCTCACTATGGCCGAACGTGAACGTGCGCAGAAGATGCCCGGTGGCGATGATGCCAATGGGTTTGCATTGAACCTGCTCATCATGAAGGCAGCCGATGAAGCTGGCCAGCGGTTATTTGCATCGGGTGATGCGGCTGAACTCAAAAACGAGGTAGCTGATGCTGACCTTCAGCAACTGATGCTTGCGATTATCACCAACCCTGAAGAGGTAGAGGTGGATATGAAAAGCACTAAAGCGGGAGCTAAGTAAAGATAACCTGCTATTGTTGCAGCTTAGTATTGCAAAAGAGCTTGGCTACTCATTAGTCCGGCTCAATCAAGAAGTGACCATGGAAGAATTACTTTTGTGGTCAGCATATTTTGAGCTGCAAAACGAAGAGCAGGAGCGTAGAATGAAACGAAGACGGTAGGTCGGCTGTGTCGGTTGTCGCTAATGTCGCGGTAAATCTAGACGCTCGCGGCGTCACCGCAAAGCTTGCTGCAATTCGGCAAGGTTCTATTGGCGCGGCAGATGGATTTAAGAATCTGCAGGCTAGGGCTCAAGCTGTCAAATCTATAGTTGAAGCGCAGCAAGGCAGCTTTGCGAAAGCATCTACTGTTCAAGGTGTATTTGCGGCTAAAGTAAAAAATACTGAGTTGGCAATAAAAGCACAAATTGCTGCATTGCGTGATGTGCAGTCAAAAGTCCAATTCAACGGAGCACTTTATCAAAAAGCAGGGCAGCAGATTAAACAATATGAAGCTGTTCTTAGGAGTGCAAATGCAGAAACACAGCGGGCTGCTGGCAAATTTAATGGCTTGCGTACTTCATTGGCTGGCATTAGTAGCGCTTTTGGCGGGCTTGCGGCAGTGTTTGGCGCTATTCAAGCAGGACGATTTGTATTTGCTAAAACTGCCGAAGTAGAAAGCCAGACGCGTAGTTTACAAGTATTAACAGGTAGCGCCGAAAAAGCGGGACAAATTATTAAAGAGCTGCAAGATCTTGGCGCTATCACGCCGTTTACTAGCACTGAACTGATTGATGCGGCCAAGCGGTTACAAGCATTTGGTGTTGAAGCTGACAAGGTGGTAGAAACCACTAGACGGCTGGCAGATGCCTCAGGTGCTACTGGCGCTGAGCTAAGCGGTCTTGTGACCGCCTATGGCCAAGTGCAAGCCAAAGGGCGACTGCAAGGCGAGGAGCTACTGCAGTTCCAAGAGCGTGGCATTGCATTGCAGGAAGAACTGCGCAAGATGTATGGCATGACTGGCGAGGAGTTTCAAAAAGCTCTAAGCAAAGGTCAATTCAGCGCCAAAGCCGTAGAAGTTGCTTTAGAAAATCTTACTAACACTGGCGGCAAATACGCCAATGGTGCTATTGCGCAAAGCGACACCTTAAGCGGAAGGTTGAGCACACTCCAAGATAATGTTGATGGCGTTGCCAGAGAAGTTGGCAAAGTCCTAACGCCTGCGTTGATTGGAATGCTGCAACAATTAAATACATCACTAAGCCAAACGCCAGCCTTTGTAGAAGACATAGCACTTGCGTTCCAGTATGCAGCCGGTCAGATTGCGCCATTCCTGAATGGTTTAAGCCAAATGCAGTGGTTTTTTACCAATCTGACACCGCCTGGATGGGCGATGCAGGTAATTGGCGGGGCGGCAGAACGTGGCAAATCAACAATCCGTGGGGCTGCATCACGTCAACGGCAGTCACAAAAAAAATCATTTATCGGACCAGCAGCTCCACAAATGCAAGGGCCGGCAGTGCCAAAACGGCTTAGTCAAAAACCCAATAATCTGCCGCCGCCACTTATGATTCCAAGCTCCACCGTAGGCGGTGGTGGCCGCGCAAGAGGCGGTGGCGTTGATAAAGCAGCTAGGAATGCCAAGCGGGCTGCAGAGCAAGCAGCGCAAGCAGAAAAACAAATTCAAGAGCGGCTGCGTGGATTGACGCGTGAAATTGAACTTACCAGCCAAATTGGAACAATCAAGAATTTGCAGTTCCAAGCGGAGATGGATGGCAACAAAGAGTTGCAAGCTAGGTTGCAAGGCGAGGAACGCATCATCCAAATCATGCAATCTACTGCGCAAGCATTAGATGGTATTACTGATCAACGATTGCAGCAAAAGATTCTTGCTAAAGCAGAAGGTGAAATCCTAATTGCAAGGCAAGATACAGCGCTTGAAATGCAACGCATTGAAGCGGAGCGCACTAAGTCATTTGATGAGATCATTGCTGGCCTTGACCTAGAGTTAGCACTTAAATCTGCCACCACCGAGCAAGCACGTGAGCAATTGCGGCTTGAAGCCGAGATTGCTAAATTAAGCGGTCAAGGGTTTACGCGTGAACAAACTGACGCAATTAAAGGCAAAAAGACTGAGTTGGCTAAGCCTAAGGAAGAAAGCCAAAAGATAGAAGAACGCTTAGGCAAAGTAAAAAATGAACTTAAAGAACTGACAAGCCTTTCCAACCAAGTAACAAAAGGCGCTGAAGCAATTGGCGGCGCATTCCAGCAAGCATTTATGGGACTAGTTTCTGGCAGCATGACAGCCAAGGAAGCCTTAGCGTCATTCTTCAAAAGCGTTGCTGATCACTTTTTGGATATGGCATCGCAGATGATTGCCAAAATGATTGAGATGTTTATTCTGCAAACCGTACTTGGCATTATTGGTGGAGCTGCAGGTAGTGGCGGCGGCGGCGGCAATTACAGCAGCGCATTCAAGAGCGCACCTAAAACTAGCTTCAAGGGCGCACTGGCAATGCCCAAGCTCATGGCCGAAGGCGGTTTTGTCACAGGTCCAACCAGCGCCGTTATCGGCGAGGGCGGCGAATCCGAATATGTCATTCCCGCCAGCAAAATGCAATCAGCCATGGCCCGCTACAGCCGTGGTGCTCGTGGTGAAAGCGTCATTGCCGGCAATGGTGGCAACAGTGAAGGCGGCACTGCTACAGCCGCTGCTGGGCCTATGGTGGTAGATGTCCGCTACAACGTCGAACGCATCAATGAAGTGGAATACGTTACCGCCTCGCAGTTCCAAGCTGGAATGCGTCAAGCCGCACAGCAAGGTGCAGCGCAAGGCGAACAACGCACACTACGCCGTCTGCAGCAATCGCCTGGCACTCGTAAACGGGTGGGAATGTAAATGGACTTAGCTCTCGGCAACTATTTAGACTTCAGCACACCAAGCGGCGGCAAGGTTTACCATTTCCAAAATTTCTACATCAACAAAACTGCCACGTACAGTGGCAATGTGTATTCATTCCTGCCATTCGGCTTCTCAGGCGTTACGGTTAATCGCGCTGGTGACAATGTAGAAGCCACTTTAGTATTTCCTAATAATGACATCAGCCGCGCATGGGGCTTAAACGCAGTGCAGGATCTATGGATTGCAACTGTGCTAGTAATGATTCTCGATCCCGACAATGCCAACAATCCTTCATTGATGCACAGATATGTGGGCCAGGTGTCCAATGGCAACTGGGACGAAACTAGCCTGCAACTACGCCTAGACACCGTTCTCGATGCAGTTGGTACTGATGTGCCAATGCGCCGCTTAACACAGCAACTGGTAGGTGCCATTCCA